CTTACCGCCAATGGATAAAAAAGCACCCGCATGAAGCGGGTTAAAAACATCTGTCGAGGCCGTGATTGTTATATTACCGCTGCTGCCACTTGGGTTCAACGTCACGGACGAATCCACATGCTTAAACATCGGTTGTTGATTTACCCCACCCTCATCAACGTAATAATTCCACGCGGCAAGAGACCATGTTCCAGCCCCACTACGCGTTAGTTTTTGTGGTTGGATATCCGGATGGCATATAAGTAACGTATCCGCGGATTGCGTCCAATTGATTTGATTTAATTGGAATTCTGACCACGGTGTTACAATCGTTGTGATTTTAGTTCCCGATTGATAAACATCCATTTGAAAATCAGTTAAAACCAACAAATATGTTTGTTCCGTATTAAATTCAAAATCGATCAAGCGTCCATTACCTGCAACCGTATCAATATAGGCCAAACCAGACCGACGCGTGACACCACCGGTGGGGTGAATAAACACATTGCGCAATGATAACGCGCCATTTTCGTAAGAGGTCAAATCACCACGACCAAGAAGACGGCGAGAGATTTCCCCACTTGTAAACGTGGTTTTTATTTGTCGAAGACGACTCATATTTTTTTCTTTCTTTTTAATTGAGGGCATAAAAAAACCGCCATACGGGCGGTTTTGTAATTATTTAAAATAAGAAATCATCCTATACGCAAATCAGCGGCAACACCGTTACAAGTCGCTAACCTTTCAACAGCATTGTTATAATTTATGGGTGATAAGTAATAATTGCCAGCATATTCAATAATTGTCGCATTAGAGTAAGAAGCATCTTGCGCTTTAACAAATTTTGCAAAAGGTAATTCAGATGTTTCCACATCATGAAATTTCATATTTGAATCGCATTGAAATTGCTTTTCTTTGAATGTTTGCGAAACTGTCCTTAAAAGTTCTGTTCCTTTATTGACGGGAAAAGACTGCATTCCTACAAGACGACCTGCATCTTCTACTCCAACTGCAGCAGCTTGAAAAAATACTTTGACTGTTGAACTCATTTTTAAAATCCTGAAATAATTAATTTTATTACTTATACCACATAAATATTAAATATGTCAATCATTGTTTTCAAGTAATTTTACCCCCGCACATCCGTCAGGGGAAATGATCGTAGTTTTTGTGGGCGGTCTTGTTGCGCGTCTAACTGTCTTGCTCTTGCAAATTCAGTTTCGGCAAGGCGTGTCATTGTTTCAAATCGCGATGTATTTTCGGTGAGAGGAATACAAAATTCTGCGGCTAACCTTGAAATTAAAATACTGTCAAAAAATGGAGGGAACTCACTTTCATCAGGGCGGAAAATATACGTTAAAATGACCTGATCAGAATTCGCATATAGTTTGCCGCGCATAATGCGATAGTCTAATCCATATGTGATTGCGCCATTCCCTGCGCTTAACGCCCGTAAAAAATCATTGGGTAAGGCGAACACATCTTTTAATTCACCAATAGGTGTTTCATCCAATTTCGTGAGTTCAATTTGCCCTGTTGCGAAATTCCAACCATAGGCGGATAGTAATGCATCCAGTGATTGAGGATAGAGAGCATTACAAATTTCAGCCTCTGCTGATCCATCTGTGAATGATGTTATTGGTTGCGCCCCTAATCGAATGAGCGCGCGTGAGCATAGTGCAATATTATTTAATGCCATGTTAAAATCTTTCTTATTTATATTAAGAACGTCATTGCGAGGGAGCATCGCGACCGCGGCAATCCATACAATATCGAAATCGAATGGATTGCTTCGTCACTATCATTCCTCGCAATGACGGGTAATGGATACGGATTTGCGTTTCCTTAAGTAGGGGAGAATATTAGGCAGAGAATGCCGAAACGCTCACCACGCCATCCGTATTATCGCTCACGATATAAAACACCGTGGAGGTTGTACCATCCGTATCCAAAGATGTGATGATCAAATCATTTACACGCGCCATATCTGATGCGGCGTTAAAATAATCTGATCCGGTGACGGCACTATCCGTTGTTGTATAGTGCCAAAGAGTAAAGTTATTCGCGTATGCAAGTACACTGAGATCATTTGGTTTAAAAGCCATTTTGAAAGTTCCTTTGTTTAAATTTAAGAATATTAAAACGAACAGAATTTTATTGAGGCAGGGCACAAGGCACGACATGTATGAATAATACACGAGCAACAATGTAACGATGCCTTCAATGAAATTATGGATGTTTTACGCGCTTGGTGTTTCATCACATGGTATTTCAACAACACCATCGGCGTCGACCAACCCCGCACCTTGAGACATCATGTTATTCACAAAATGCGCCGCGCGATCACCGTGCCATGTGATGTCCGTTTCGACATCCGCCGCCACAGCATGACCAACAGATGTTTTGTGGAACCAGAAACATGAACGCACATCATTGCCATCAATCGGCAATCCGTTATGCACCATAAATGTTGTGCCAAGAAATTTTTTGGCTTGCGATCCCTGCCATGGCAGATCTTCGTTTCCAACATAATCAGAGGAGCTAAATTCTTCAATCTGTAACAATTCTGACCATTGCTTTACACCAACAATACAAAAACGCTGACCATCATCCGGCACTTCGTTATTCCCCAATATTTCATAAGCCTCAAGCAATTTTGCCTTTGTCATTCCGGTTGTATTATCGGATACCGCATTTGTTGTTGTCGCCAACGCATTAATAATCATTTCATCCGTTTTACGACCAAGAGCATACGCACCCGCCGATGCAATGATCTGACGTTCATCATGGTTGATTTTAATCTCGTCCAACTTATCAATCCAATCACCGGCGTAATAATCTTGCAACCCGACTTCGATCGCTGTGTGTTCCAAATTCATCACCGGCACCATGCCCCCTGATGATTTTGTCATGGCGCTGCCCTTGCCTACTTTTTGAAAAACGCACGATGCGCCTTTTGCATTATTCGATACGCGAACCGTGTTGCGTAATTTTGACCCCATACGTTGATAGGCTGAATGAACTTCGCGTTCAAACTGTTTAACGAAGGCCGTGTCAATTGATGTCGACATGATATGTCTCCTTTATAAATAAGTTTAAGTTTTTTAATGAGGGTGGTTATCGTCATGAATTAATGACGGCCTAGTACAGATATAAAAAAACGCCCGGGTGGAATAAACCATTGTCCGGACGCATTTGTGGTCTTGATAAAAACAAATATAGGATATAATTCCTATATTGTCAAGCGGTTTTTGTAATTTATTTCTTCGTCCAATGGTCTGTACGGAAAGACCCATCATAACGAGCATGAGTAAAGACACCCTGCCCTTGCAAAATTTTAAAATGGTTATTTCGCCACCATGGCCCGTTGATGCAGAGCTCTGGCGCCTGAAAACCATTGGATGATCGTGTTGAAGCGGGATTTTCCTCAACATAAGGTATAAAAACATTCAACCATTTGTCCCGAGAGATCAATAAGCACTGATCAGTAAAATCCAAAACTGAACTATCAATAATTAAAAAGTCATCTTCGCGTTGAATGACGTCAGGGTAAATTTTTTCAGGGATATCTTCGATAAAAACACTCCGCCCCTGAAACCGTTTTGCGTTATTGGGTTTAAGAAATCGACGCATTGATTTTTTAACGAGCGATGGACTTATGCTTGGGCATCCATGTTCTTCCGCGATATAATTGTCCGAAATATTTTGAACATCATAATATTTTAAATATTTGGACACATCGGCAAACCCCTCCCCGACTTTCCATCGATGACGCATACGTGCCAGACCAGCCTTATCATCATCCATCATATCAACGGCTTGTTGAATATGATCACAAGAAAAATTAACAGACTCACATAACGGATTATCATTTTGAAGAAGGAGGATATAATCCGTATTCATATTTTCCGCCAACCGTTTCATTCCACCGGCAATCCCTTCATTTGGACCACCTGCATAATTCCACCCATATTCATTCGCAATGATTTTATCGTCATTCGAAAGATCAGAAAAATAAATCATTGTTTGGTCGAAAAATGACAGAAATTCTGCTGGGTAACTGTCTAATGATTTGCGCAATGTGTCATGTGCATTCCACGATAAAATTCCAAGGCCAATTGTTTTTTTTGATTTTTGGGTCATGTTTGTGATATAACCATAATATGAGTTTTGATAAAAAGTATAGCCCTTTTAACGCCAATGACAATACAACAACACAACGCCGCCGTTTTCCACGGCGCGATCATGATGTTTGTATGGTTAATGTCGATGGGCATCCTCACCCCGTTGTGGATTGGTCACAAGGCGGAGTGTTATTTGAAGGCGACACGCGTCAATTTACAACAGGCCAAATTGTCAATTTAATCCTTCGATTTAAAACAGAAAATGCCATTGAAGACATTAAAGTCTCTGGGAAAATAATTCGTAAAAACAATCAATATGTTGCCACACAATTCACATCCAATGACGATGCGAATTTATTCGATACCATATTAGAAAAATTATCCGCTTAGAACACTCTAAAAAATAGCGTCATTGCCCCTGAACACTAATAGCGATTCAGGGGCAATGACGACTTTATTCATTACTCCTCATACACAGATTTAAATCCATCGGTCACTTTCGCGATGAAGGCTGGATCCTTATCACGCCAATATTTCGGATCGTTCATCATGGATTGTAAATCTTTTTCCTCATTCGATGAAACAGACTTCCCTTTACCGCCTAGCGTCTGAGGTTCATCTGATTGCATCATTTTATAAAGAGCGATAATGCCTTCATATGATGAGCTCATTCCCTCTAAGACCTGTGACGGTAAATTCTTTTTGCCAAATGTAAACATCTGGCGCGAGGCTTCTTGCCACTGATCTTTTCCGCCAAAATGCTCGATCAATCTCTCAATTTCTCTATCGGCTTGAAATTCTGCGGCCATATCCATGATCATGGGAACC